TTAGATACTGGACATGCTATGAGAACAGAAATGCAACATTAATTGCTGCATTTCTTTAATTGTAAAACTAATCTCTTTTTGATTATCTTCAGTACCGACAAACTTAATTTTTATTTTTCCTTTACCAGGTCCATCACTATACCAATAAATAGTGTCAATTAAATTATCTACAATTAATTTTTGTTCAGATCTATCAAGCTTATCTATCATAGAGCATTTATTTAATAAAGATTCTATAAGGTCTAAATTTAATAAATTATTTTTTAAAGTTAAGGTTTTAGTTTCTAATTCAGTAAGAGTTTTTTCAATGTTATTACATTCATCTTTTAAGGTTTTTATTTTATTAAGTATAATATCTTCAATATCATTGCATAGTGATAACTTTGTAACTAAATTATCTATTTGCAATTTTTTTTCTTTAAGTGATTTATTTAAAGATAATTTTTCTAAGTCTATATTTTTATAATTTTCATCAGTTTTATATTTATCTCTTATCTTTGATAAGAAGTCTTTTTTATTTAAACTAAGTTGTTTTAAAGATAATAAAACTAGCTTTTCTAAATCAGCTGCTTTTGCATTACCATTATCACATAACTTTTTACGAGATTTTTTCTTTAATGAGCATGTATAATAAAATAACTTTTCTCCTGTAGTCTTAGAAATTCTACCATGACTAATTAGCATATATTCTTTACATTTACCACAACGTATTTTACCAACTAATAAAGCGTTATGAGTTTTACCTAACCTTGGAAAAGTATCTTTATTTTTATCAAATTGTCTTTGAACAGATAACCAAAGTTCTGGATCAATATAACCTTTAATAGAACTTACTGCAGCTAAACGTTCAGATAAATCTTTTTTTACTTTAGTATATTTACCGTCTTTTTTTGTTTGTTCGGTTTTGTTATAAGTTAATAGAGAATGAATATTATCAGGCTCACCATATACGGTCCAATTAGAATTATTAAGATATTCAACAACGTCATCATTTGCTTTAACATAGATTGGATTTTGTAATATTGTTTTTAAAGATGATTTTTCATATAAAACATCATTTCTAGATCTAATATTATTTTCATGGATATAAACTTCTAATTTATGAAGACTGCCTAGTTCTAAATATTTATTATATAGGAAGTTTACAAACTCCATTTCTTTTTCGTTTATAATCAATTGAGGGGCAGTACGGGTAATCCCTTTTTCATCTATATACTCAACTTTATCAGAAGTAAATCCTAAAGGTATTTTACCACCAGTCCATTTACCATTCTTAGCAATTTCAAGCATATTATCTTTAACTCTTTCAGCTATGGTTTCTCTTTCTAGTTGTGCAAAGACACTAGCAATATAAATCATAGCTCTTCCCATCGGGCTAGATGTATCAAATTGTTCTTTAATACTTATAAATGAGCAATTATTAGATTGGAGTATTTCTAATGTACTAGAGAAGTCAGCAACATTTCTACTGATTCTATCTAATCTATAGCATACTAAAATATTAAACTTTTTATTTTTAATAGCAGACATTAGCTTTTTAAAATTAGGTCTGTCAAGATTTCCACCAGAAAATCCTTCATCCTCATAAATTGTAAATTCTACATCCTTACCAATAGTATTAGTTATGTAGTCCTTACACATTTCAATCTGATTTTCTATAGAATCACCTTTACCAGTAAATTTTGATTTTCTTGAATAAACAGCAACTTTAAGCAAAAGATTACCTCCATTATATTTAATTAAAAGTTTTTCCTATATAAAAGTTAGGGGAGAAGTAAATAATATAATTATCGACTCTATGCATTACACCATATTTACTTGCATAATAGTCAATAGCTTCGTTTAAATAATCAAGAGTTACATTTAAATATTCAGCCATTTCATATCTGTTAATGCATCCATGTTCAAATGCATTTATAAGGCCAGTTAGACCAATTTTTTTATTATAACCCCATTTCCTAGCTAAGAGTTCTTGTTTTCTATTATTAATAATCTTTTGATTTGTTATATCTCCAACAGTAAGAAAATAGTGTCCTAACTCTTCAGCAAGAACACAAGCTTTTTCATAATTGGATAGATTTTTATTAATAGCAATTCTAGAGCCCTGACAATGCCCTTTACGAGTCTTTAATTCAAACTCTTTAACAATTATTCCGAGCTTATCAGCTTCTATTAATAATTCATCATAAGTCAAATTTATCACCCTTTATATATCTATTTCCATAAATCATCATTATTCATTAAATCATCATCATGTTTATATTCTTCTTCTGTAAATTCTCCATCTTTATCGTGAGAGGCTTTAGGCATTAAATATTCTTTGCCTGGTTTTTCCCATATTTGTTTTTCTTTCTTAGGAACTTCAATAACTTTATTATCTTCCTCTATATATTTATTAATATAAGTAAGTTCTTCTACTCTTTTAATAGCTTCATTTTTGCCAAGTTGGTTTAGCTTGTTATAGTTTTTTAATAATAAATGTCGTTCTCCATCAATTCCAAGTGGATTTCTTAAAAGATTTGAAATAATAGCTTTTTCTTTATCTTTCTTAAGTTCTTCTTCATTTTTATATTTAGTTAAACCTAATAGATAATCAATTGAAACATTGTATAATTTTGATAGATGTTTTACGTATTCAAATCTAGGTTCTGACTTATTAGACTCCCATTTTGATATCATACCTTTATTTAATTTAATATCATGTAGTTCATTTAGCTTATTTGCCAATTCTTCTTGTGTAAGTTTATTCTCTATTCTTAATTCTTTTAATAGGGTTCCTAAATTATACATATTTTTTCTCCTTTAAATTAGATATATCTAAATTATAATATTTAAGTTTCGAAAATGCAACATATTTTAAGAAAGGCTTAAATAAAGTTATTGACTTCGAAACTTTATTTGTTATAATTAAAGTATCAAATATGAAACTTGAGAGGTGAGAAAATGAGAAATATAGATAGGAGAAGAGAGCCATATACAAAATTCAAGGGGTTTTTAGTTGAAAACAATATTAAGCAGAGTGAAGTAGCCAAGCTACTTAATAAATCTAACTCAGCCTTAAATCAAAATATAAATGGAACAGGTGGTGATTTTAGTATTTCAGAATTGAAATTATTATATAAGACTTACGGGGTTAGTATTGATAAGTATTTTATTACTTAAAAAGTATCAAATATGAAACATTTAATTTGGGAGGAGAAAAAATGAATAATTTAATGGTATTTGAAAATCATGATGTGGAAGTATTTGAATGGAATGGACAAGTATTATTTAATCCAAAACATGTAGGGGATTGCTTAGGAATAAAAAATGTTAATGACAATATTTCAAAAATGAATAATAAACAGGTGATTAAGTTGACAAATTCTAAAATCGGAAATCCCGATTTTAGAAAACTACACAATACAGGAGAAAATTTTTTAACAGAAAGTGGAGTATATAAATTAATATTTAAATCTAAAAAGAAAGAAGCAGAGAAGTTTCAAGATTGGGTTACTGATGAAGTATTACCACAGATAAGAAAAACAGGCTTATACCAAAGCCAACAAAATCAAATAAATGAATTCAAGGGTCAGTTGACAACATTAGTAAATGACATATTTGAGGACAAGTTATCAGAAATAAAAGAGTATTACAAAATTAAAAGTAAGTCTAAATCTGATATATCAAGCTACATCAAGAAAAGATTAGGAATACTAAGAGCAGATGATGAATATGAGCAAGTTAAAGCAAGAGTGTTTTTATTATTAGGTATTAGTAAATGGGAAGATTTAGACGTAGATAGTTATAAAAGAATTTTACCAATTATTGATGAAAGTATAAGAATTATTAAATTAGATAGACCACAACAAATTGGAATGTGGGATTAAGTAGTAAACTTTTTAAATTCATTAATTAAGATAATGAACATAAATAAATATTCAGCATAAGATATTATAGAAAATTTTAAGGAGGATTTGTATGTATGAAGTAACTTTGATATTACCAGAAGATACAAAGGAATTAGAAGATAAATTTGCTGAAGTAATGGCTGATATAGTTTCTAATAAATTAACCCATGAAGAGTTAGGTGTACTTATAGACAAGCTAGAAAACTTAGATAAAGTTCAATTATAACATATGAAAATAGGCTTAATCGCCTTTTAGTACAAGCTATATAACATAATAAAAATTAAGGAGGATGGAAAATGAATGAATTAATCAAAATAAAAACAAATGAAGATGATATTACATTAAGTGGTAGAGAACTACATGAGTTTTTAGAAATTAAAACAGAATACGCAAAATGGATTTCAAGAATGATTGAGTATGGGTTCACTGAAAATCAAGATTTTAGAGTTATCGTCAAAAATGACGAAAACCCAAAGGGTGGAAGACCTGGTTCAGATCATGAAATCAAATTAGACATGGCAAAAGAAATAGCAATGATACAACGTAATGAAAAAGGTAAACAAGCTAGAAAATACTTCTTAGAAGTAGAAAAGGCTTGGAATAGCCCAGAAATGATAATGAAGAGAGCTTTAGAGATTGCAAATAAGAGAGTAGAGAATCTTCAATTAGAAAATACTCAACAGAAGCAAATAATAGGAGAACTTAAACCTAAAGCAGATTATACAGATATTATTCTTAAAAATAAAGGTCTTGTAACTATCACACAAATAGCTAAAGATTATGGACTTAGTGGACAAGCATTAAATGATAAACTTCATGAGCTAAAGATTCAATATAAAATAGGTGAACAATGGCTTTTATATTCTAAATATCATGCTAAAGGATATACACACTCTGAAACTATACCAATAACTCGAAAAAATGGCATGAAAGATGTGAATATGATTACTAAGTGGACACAAAAAGGAAGGTTATTCATATACGAATTATTAAAGAAAAATAATATTTTACCATTGATAGAAAGTGAGGAATTTTAATATGTCAAAGATGATAAAAACAACAGATACAGATATAAAGATAGAGGAATCAATAATTTTAGTAGTTGAAATTGGAACATTAAGCTTTGAAATAGATGAAAGATATCCTTGGATAGATGTCTATTTAACAGGTGGTGAATCTAAAGAATTTGTAACACAAATAGATGAAGAAAATATGCCAGTGTTTGTAGAACATGAAGAGTTAAAGATATATTGCTTAAATTGGTATTTTAACAATGTAGAAATAATAGCTAGTGAAGATATAGAAAGAACTGCTCCAGAATTACCAGTTCAAGAACAGTCCAATGAAATATCTAATGGATCTAAAACAATAAATCAAGTAAGAAAAGAATATGGATTAGAGCCAATAGAAGGTGGTCATATACTTACCATAAAGTTATAGTGTAACAATTAATTTTCGCATTAGGATTACCAACATCAGAGACTGCAATCATAGGTTTAAATTTCATTTGTAATGCCTTACAAGCTGTAGGAATTAGTTGATTGAGTTTATCAATACTTATATCAAAATTAAAATAAGTCTTTACGGATTGTGGCAACTCATTGGAATAGATTGTATTGAATTTACTACCTAGAAACAATAGGTTGTAGTTCTTCATTAAATCCATTACGGTATTTTTATTAGCATGCATACTTGAAGAGCGAAGTTCAATTAATACATCAATTAATTTTTTAAGATTTGTATCCATAAAATTCACCCCCTTTCAATATAATTTTAACATATTTTAGGGAAATGTGTCAGAAGGAGGAAAATATAAATGTCAACACAAGAAATGTTAGAAGAAGCAGTAAAACATTTTGGAACAAGTGACATAATTACAAAGATGTTAAGCCAAAGAAGAGATAAAGAGATTTTAGAGGAACAGAAGAAACTATATAAAGCATATAAGGAGGATTTCAATAATGGAAGGATATGTCCAAGCTTTAATTGACACACATAAGAGAAGATTAAAACCTAATACACCATCACATATAGTGGAAGAAACAAAAGATAGAATTGAAGAGCTTGAAGGAATATTAAGTTTCTACAAAAGAAATGAAATAACAAAAGCGTTATCTAGTTTTGTAGTTTCATGTAAAGCAAAAGATTTAGCTACAGAATTAAGAAAGGTGTGTAACAGATAGCATGAACTTAACATTACTTAAGAATAGTAACTCAATTTATTTCGAAAGGGGGAATGGAAGTTGGGTAAGCTTATGCAAGAGGTTTATGAAAAAGAAAAGGCTTTAGAGTTAGCTAAAGAAGTTGAGGTTACAACATTAGAAACTAATTTAAATATTAATGCAGCTACAAGACTTATTTTAGAACAATATAAGAAAACTCATCCCCTAACCGACCAAAGTATAGAGAATGAGTCAATGAAACCACTACAAAATATTATAACAGATAAAGAAGATATAGACAATAATGAGATTTATGACATAGATAGTGAACAAACTATAAGAGAGTTATAGGAGGGTAATATGAAAGCATTTAAGATACTACTAAAAATCTTAATAAGTATTATAAATATACTTAATGAAGAAGGATTTAAGCTATATGATGCGGATAACCAAGACTGGTATATAAACAACATTAGATATTCAGATGAAGATAATAGATTGTATTTTGATACAAAGGAGGATAAGTAAATGGATAAACTTGAATGGCTTAAAGAAAGGCAATGTGGAATTGGTGGAAGTGATGTAGGTGCAATTTTAGGAGTGAGTAAGTATAAAACTGCATTTGAAGTTTATTTAGAAAAAACAGAGCCTATAACAGAGGTTGGAGAGCAAAGTGAAAGTGCTTATTTTGGAGATATATTTGAAGATGTAGTTGCAAAAGAATTTGAAAAGAGAACTGGTAAGAAAGTTAGAAGAGATAGAAAGCATTATAAACATAAAGAGTATCATTTTATGGTAGCCAATATAGATAGAAGAGTAGTAGGAGAAAATGCAATATTAGAGTGTAAAACAGCTAATCAATTCTTAGCTAATGATTGGGAAGGAGAAGAAATACCAGCAAGTTATTTATTACAAGTTCAACATTATTTATTTGTTACAGAAGCTGAATTAGGCTATATAGCAGTATTAATAGGTGGTCAAAAGTTCATATGGAAACAAGTTCAAAGAGATGAAGAGTTAATTGAGATGATTATCGAAGCTGAAAATGAGTTTTGGAAGATGGTCGAAGATAAAACACCACCTCCATTAGATGGATCAAGTGCTGCAGAAAAGTATTTATTAGAGAAGTATTCTAATGCAGAAGTAGGGAAAATTGAAGAACTAGGACTTGAATACAAGGATAAGATAAAGAATCTCTTTGAACTTAAGTATCAAAAAGATTTATTAGATACTCAAATAAAAGAGATTGAAAACCAAATAAAGTTTGAACTTAAAGATGCAGAGATTGGCTTTGTCCCTGGATATAGTGTTAGCTGGAAGAATGTATCTAGTAATAGAGTGGATTCTAAAAAGCTTAGGGTAGAATATCCAGATATCTACAAAGAAGTGTTAAAAGAAAGTAAAAGTAGAAGATTTTCAATTAAGGAGGATAAATAATTATGGCAACAGCAAGTAGTTTAAAAAATCAATTAGCAAAGAAGGAAGGAGTAGGACAAGCTCCTGCAATATCAAATAGTGTTAAAGGTCTAATGGATAGTCCGGCAGTTAAGAAAAGATTTGAAGAAGTTCTATGTGAAAAAGCTCCACAGTATATGAGTTCAATAGTTAATCTAGTTAATTCAGATACTAATTTAAAGAAATGTGAGCCTATGAGCGTAATAGCTAGTTGTATGGTAGCAGCAACAATGGATTTACCAGTTGATAAGAACTTAGGATATGCATGGGTAGTACCATATGGAACTAAGGCTCAATTTCAAATGGGATATAAGGGATTTATACAATTAGCTTTAAGAACAGCTCAATATAAAGGGATTAATGTTGTTGAAATTAGAGAGGGTGAGTTAATTAATTGGAATCCATTAACTGAAGAATTAGAAGTTGATTTTACTCAAAGAAAATCAAATAAGGTTATTGGATATGCAGGATATTTTAAATTATTAAATGGATTTGAAAAAAAGGCTTATTGGAGTAAAGAAGATATGGAAGCTCATGCTAAGAAGTTTTCAAAGACATATAACTTTAAAAATGGAGTGTGGCAAACAGATTTTGATAGTATGGCTAAAAAGACAGTTCTAAGAAATTTATTATCTAAGTGGGGTATTTTATCTATTGAAATGCAAAAAGCTTATACTGCTGATAACAATACAATTAAAGAAAGTATTTTGGAAGAAGATAATGTTGAAATAGATTTTGAAACTGGAGAAGTAATAGAAGATGTTGAATATACAGAACCAGTACAAGAGAATTTTGAAGGAACACCATTTGAAGAAGTAACAGAATAGGAGATTAATTATGCAAGAAGGAGGATGGATAAGGCTATATAGATCAATTAGAAAGCATTGGCTTTGGGAAGATGCCGAAAAGCTTAAATGGTGGATAGACATCCTTCTACAAGCTAATCACCAAGATAGAAAAGTTCTAATAGGAAATGAACTTATGAACATTGAAAGAGGTAGTTTTCATACTTCAATTATAAAATTATCAGATAGATGGCAAGTTGATAGAAAGACAGTAAAAAAGTTCTTGGAGTTACTTGAAAAGGATGGGATGATTACTTTAAAAACTTCAAAAAAAGGGACAACGCTTAAAGTCAGTAACTATGAGGGTTATCAAGCAAATTCAGAAGTGCAAATCCCCAACAAAGTGGACAACGGTATGGGCAACAGTATGGGCAAGGGTGTGGACAACACTATGGACAACAGTGTCCCAATAAAGTCCCAACAAAGTGGATACAAACAAGAATTAAAGAATTATAAGAATGATGAAGAAGGGGAAGAAAGGAAAGAAGGAAAAGAAAAAGCAACTGTACTTCCTTCCATTTCCTTCCCTACTGAATCACATAAGAAGATTTATGATAATACATCAGATGCAACTTATAGAACTTGGTTTATAGATACAGAGATATCAGAAACTGAAACTAAGGTAGCTATAAAAGCTAATAGTGATTTTATAAAAGGTGTAATTATAAATAAATTTAAGCATAAGCTATATTCTATTTTCTTAAAAGAAATAGAAGTTATATAAGGGGGATGAATAAGCATTGAAAAGATAATTCCAGCACAATGAGAAGAAAGCATTATAAGAGATATTAAAAGAAGGCAAGAGTTAAGAGAAAAAGGTATTAAAGATGCAGATAGCTTTTTAGCAGAGCATAGTATAAAAGAAAACAAAAGAATGAGTAGGATAAGATTTAAATCTTATAGAGGAAAGTAATTTCAAATTATTACGCACCAATTAAGAAATATGTTCTTTGAAAATTGAATAATACGGTATTAAATAAAATAAATCACTATATGTAAGTTTATGCATTTTGTAGTATAATTGTATTTAATGTAAATATAAATTATATTGGAGTAGTAGAAATGAATGAAATTAGAAAAAATGAATGGTTTAAGGATGATTATAATACTTTATATCATTTTACATCCATAGATAGTTTAATAAAGATACTTATTACGGATACTTTTAGATTAAGTTGTATTAATAAAATGAATGATATAAACGAATTATTACCACTGTCAAAAAAATTTGATTCAATAAATAAAGATAAGAGAATAATAGAATATGAAAAAGATATTAGAAAAAAGACATTTGTAGGTTGTTTCAATGTTCTAGAAAAGGATCAGGATATTAGAGATAAGGTTTCAATGTGGGGAAATTATGCTGACTCAGGCAAAGGGATTTGCTTAGAAATAGATAAAAGTAAATTGGATCAAAAGTTGTGGAAGTTAATTTATGACGTAGAAAATGATGCTGTTAAATGTGGAATACATATAGATAAATTTAAAATAAAGTATGAAAGACAAAGTTATATAGAAAAAACTAAAGAAAGATTTTTTGAACAAAACATGTATACTATATTCCCAAAAACTGATGATGAATTTGCTTTGGAAGATGATAATATCTGTGAAGATGTAATTGATAGGGCGATAAAAAATAGAGTAGCAAGTATGCCAAGGCAAGAAATACCGTTATATATGGTATTAAAGATGCTATTTGGCATAAAGTCTGAAGAGTGGAAATCAGAAAATGAATATAGATATTTATTTTATGATCATTTCAGCTATACAGATTGGTTTAATATTAATGGTTTTAGTGATGTAATTAGGAATGTTTTTGTTGGAGAAAATCAAGATGTAGAGAACATTAAATTATTAAGAAACATAAAGGACAAACTACTTCCAAATGTTAATTTTTTTATAAGAGTAAAGAATTCAGAAACGGAGATATCTTCGAAAGAAATAGATGAACTGATTAATATGTTTTAGTGTAAGTTAAATACCGTACTATTCAAAAGTGAATATGCGGTATTTTTTAGTGCGTCATTCAAATATAAGGAGAATAGGAGTAAATCCAACATAGTTATATATTTCTATTATCATATAATAGTCAATTTCAATAAAGGGGATGATTAAGTGATATTAGCAATAGATCCAGGGAATATAGAAAGTGGAGTAGTATTACTAGATGATAATTTAAAACCTGTAGAATATGGAAAATGGAACAATGAAAATGTTAGACAAGAGTTAAGAAGAAATATCAAAAAGTATGGATATACATTACACATTGCTATAGAAATGATTGCTAGTTATGGAATGGCGGTTGGACAATCTGTCTTTGAAACTTGCATATGGATAGGTAGATTTAAAGAAATGGCAGAGCAATATAATATGAACGTTACCTATATCTATAGAAAAGATGAAAAGATGAACCTATGTCATAGCATGAAAGCTAAAGATAGCAATATAGTACAAGCATTAATAGATAGATTTGCTCCTAATACACCTAACAAGGGTAAAGGAAGTAAGAAAGAGCCAGGATGGTTTTATGGATTTAAGAAGGATATCTGGCAAGCTTATGCAGTAGGAGTTACTTACTATGATATGTATTTGGAGGAGAGTGAAGCTAGTGAAGATTAAACTTGGAGATTATTTAATAGAATCGGACGAAAGACAATATATAGTAAAAGTTAAGAAAATAGTAGAAGAAAGTAGATTAACTAAAAAAGAAAATATAGGGAATGAATACTGGCAACCAATAGCATATTGTACAACATTTGATTCTGCTTTGAAATTCGTGCCACAACAAGCTTTAAGAAGTAATGACGATATATTGGTCATCAAAGAAAAATTAACTCAAATACACGAGCATTCAAAAGAGTATAAGAAGATTGAAGAAGAAATTAAGAAAGTTTATGAGAAAAAGTTAGAAGCAGCAATAAGAGATTTTAAAAGAAAGCAAAAAACAGAAGGAGAAACTAAGAATGAATAAATGGGTAGGTATAGGGCGACTTACAAGAGATCCAGAACTTAATTTTGCAGCAGGAACTGGAACAGCAGTAGCAAGATTTACTTTAGCAGTAACAAGACCTTTTAAGAAAGATGAAACAGATTTTATTAATTGTATAGCATTTAATAAGAGAGCTGAAGCAATAGCACAGTATTTAACTAAAGGTAGACAACTAGCAGTAACAGGAAGTATAAGAACAGGCTCATATGATGCTAAAGATGGAACTAAGAGATATACAACTGATATAGTAGTAGATTCATTTGAATTTATAGGAAGTAGTAAGAGTAATGATAATCAAGGTTCTAATAGTTTTAATCAAGATAGCTTTGGGGGAATGAACTTTGAGGAAGATATGATGCCAGTAGATGATGGATGTCCTTTCTAGGAGGTAAATAAAATATGAGGATAAAAACAGAATTATACAATGATAACTTTCAAAATTATAAAAGGTATAACATTCCTAAAGCTCAGTTAGTTATAGCAGATATACCGTATAACATTGGTAAAAACGCTTATGGAAGCAATCCAGAATGGTATATAGGCGGTGATAGAAAAAATGGAGAAAGTAAAAAGGCAGGAAAAACATTCTTTAATACAGATGAAAATTTTAATATAGCTGAGTACTTTCATTTCTGCAATAGGTTACTTAAAAAAGAACCTAAGGAAAAAGGACAAGCACCTTGCATGATAGTATTTTGTGCCTTTGAACAGATAGAAACTGTTAAAGCTTATGCTGCAAAACATGGATTTAAACATAATATACCATTGATTTTTTGTAAGAACTATTCAGCACAAGTATTAAAGGCAAACATGAGGATATGTGGAGCTACTGAATATGCCTTAGTTTTATATAGAGATAAGTTACCTAAATTCAATAATGATGGCAAGATGATTTTTAACTGGTTTGAATGGAAAAGAGATAGCAAAAAGGAATATCCTAAGATACACCCAACTCAAAAGCCTATAAATGTATTAAAAAGATTAATAGAGATATTTACAGATGAAGGAGACGTAGTAATAGATCCATGCGCAGGTAGTGCATCAACATTAAGAGCTTGTAAAGAGTTGAATAGAAATAGTTACGGATTTGAGATTTCTAAAAAATTTTATAATGAAGCTATTGAAAAAATGTTAGGTGAAAATAATAAAGAAAATTCTATAGCTAGAGCAGAGCTAGAAGGACAATGTTCTTTGTTTCATGAGGCTTTATGATACAGATATTAAATTTATAGGAGTAATGTAAATGGATAAAGTAAGAGAAAAAATAAAGGAATATATAACCAATGGAGTTATAAAGACAGAAGGTATAAGGAAGTTAAAAAGAGAGTTTAAAATAAATGAAAAAGAACTTGGCGTAATGTGGCTAGAGGAAAAAGAAAATATAAAAAGCAAATATTCTAAAAGAAATAATAGGCAGATATATAAATCTAATAAGGATGAAGTAGTATTTAAAGCTATAAAAACTTTTGGTGAGGATATGCAGAAGATAGTAGCCATGGAAGAACTAGCAGAGTTACAACAAGCTTTGTCTAAAGATTTGAGGGGGAAGGATCATAACGTTGAAGAAGAAATTGCAGATGTATATATTATGTTAATGCAATTGGAACTTATGTATGATAAGACAAAAATTGAAGAATGGATAGATAAGAAAATAGATAGATTGGATAAAAGATTGAGAGGGTAGCATATGAAAATAGTGGTTATATGGTTAATAGCAGTACTATTTTATTGGGCATTGATATATGGAGCTACTAGAAATTATAAAGATTATTAATTTGAAAAGAATTATCAAAAAAGAAGGGAGATTAAAACATGAATGAAGATGTTTTAAAATTATTAGAGATTATTAAGATATTTAATATGCAAGAGGTTTTAGAAGATGAATTTAATGCTTTTGCCGAAGAACTTGAAGGAAACGAAAATGTTTCTTTGAAGGAATTAATAGATTTAGCAGAATGTGAAATGTCATATTGGGAAAATGATTAATATGTATTTTGTAAATATTGCGAACTAATTAAGGAAATCTGATCTTTGAAAATTGAATAATACGGTATTAGAAAAATATGTTATAATTAACTCATAATTGTATTATTATATGAGTTAGTAGTTTTTTACTAAACGATAAATTAGAATTTATAGGGGAGAATATTGATGGCACAAGTAGATATAAAAGAGGCATATGATAAATACATTAAGAGTTTAGGTAGTGGACGTGATGATGATATCAAAAAAGCAAAATATAATCTATTATGGGAAGCTTCTAATTTATTTGAAATAGTTGTCAATTACATTACATTATATAAATATGGTGTAAAATATGATTTTGGTAAAAGTATTATTCCCAAAGGAACCAAGTTATATCGTATTAGATGTTATGAGACTGATACCGATTTTTCAAATCCAAGTCAATGGGAAGCCCCACCACATAAGCCGCAAAATAGGGCAAATATTAAAGGACAAGAAGCACTATACTTAGGAAGCACAGAGAGGATTTGTATGTTAGAAGCCCATATAAAAAAAGGTGATAAATATGCATTAGGGATTTATGAAGTCGAAGAGGATATTGAAGTTGGAGGTTATCTAACATATGATTCAAATAATATACTTCATAACTGGGCGGGAACGGTTTTAAATGCTTTTTTGATAGCACCTTCCCGTAGTCAGAGAAATAAAGAGCTATTTTCCTATTTAGATTCTTATTATGGTGTATTAAAATTAGATGATTTTGCAAACACGAATGAGTTAAATGAAAATGGTGGATTACAACTTCCTATAAAATTTGGAGTGTTAAATCAACTTGAACAATATTACAATATTACAAATCAATTATGCAATATTCTCTCTGAGGATATTCCTGATGGTATAAGATATAGTTCATGTTATATCCCACTAGAAACTGTGGGTATAGAGTGTTCTGATTTTAATATTGTTTTGTATAGAGAGGGGATTTCTAAAGTTAAGCTTATTGACCATAAAATCAAAACAAATATATTTAATTTTGATTATACAGATTTGTTGAAAGTTATAATGAAAGGTTAAATCCCAGTTTATCGACTAAATTATGAAAAATACCGTATTATTCAAAAGTGAATATGCGGTATTTTTTATTATTAAGGAGGAATTAAATTGGATAAAGAAAGATTAAAAAGATATAGAAGATTAATGTCAGAAGTAGATTTATTAAAAAGACAATTAGAAAAAACAGAACCAGAGTATGTAGAAGATAGCGTTAAGGGTTCAAGTCCTTACTTTCCTTATACAGAACATAAAGTGCATATAGAAGGATATGATTTAGATAGTTATAAGAGAAAAGTAGCAAGACTTAACAGAAGAATAGTAAAGAAGATGAATGAATTAGTAGAAGAAAAAGACAGTTTAATAGAATTTATTTATAACATAGAAGATTCAGAGATAAGACAAATATTTATATACAGATATCTAGATGGACTTACTTGGAAAGATATAGGTGATAAGATGTACTTTGGTACAAGCACTATCAGAATGAAACATGATAACTTTGTAAAAGGTCTAGCACCTATTAGCACTTTAGAAGATATATAATAGTATTATGGAAAAGTAAAGTCCTCCATAGTTTTATATAATTGTGAATGGCAATATAAATCCATTCTGGGGCTTGTATTTGCAGGCATGGGTTAAGTTAATTACCTTCGAGATTATGGAATTAGCTTAATGGATAGGTGCTGAGTGTTGTAACCATTGGTGATCCAGAATACACTAAAATCTCTCTCATAAATTCTCAATACCCTTTTATAGAAAAGCACTTGTTATAGTTATAAAAAATAGCTATTTAACAGGTGCTTTTTTGAAGGATTTAGCAATTAAATGTAGAATTGTTAAATAAAAGGAGTAAAAGAGATTATGGAAAAACATGATAAATTAGAATATATTGAAATGAAAGTTAGAAATAAAGATATAGAAAAATTCAATTCAGAAATTCCTAAAGTTTTATATAAATACAGAATTTTAAATTCAAATACTATAGACTCATTAGAAAATGAATATATATGGTGTGGATGGACAAAAGAGTTAAATGATCCATTTGAATGTCTATTAAAAAGTGATGAAGAAGAAAAGTTAAAAATAAGTAAATATATAGATAGAGAAGTGTTTAATAATAAAGATGTTAAAATCGACTTAAATGTAAAAGAAATTAGAGAACAATATGATAAGTTAAAAGAAATAGAAGTGAAGAAAATAATAAAAGACATTATTGAAAAGAAAGAGTCGATTGTAATGACATCATTTTCTGAAAAAAAGGATAATATTATGATGTGGAGTTATTATGCAGACTCTCATAAAGGAATATGTATTGAATATTCATTTGAAGATATAGATAAAGCTATATCTAACTGGCTACTTCCTGTCATATATGAAGAGCATATAATTAAAATAGGGGATTATTTAGATGATCAAGAGATGGGTGTTGCTAGGCAATTAACAACAAAGTTTATTGGGTGGCAACATGAAAGTGAATGGAGGATGATGAACCCAATTGATGATAGTTTTTATAAGTTAGAGTATAATAATGATAACAGTATAAAAGGTGTGAAAGTAAAACTAAAACCTAAAAGAATTTTTTTAGGATGTAATATAGATAAGAATCACGAAGATATTATACGAGAAATTTCTGATAAAAAAGGAATAGAAGTGTATAAATTTAAAATAAGTGAAAGCATGTACGAATTAATTTAGTTTTATAGTAAAGAAAATACAGCTTTAGGATTAGTATAATAACTAATCCTTTTATTATGCCTGCAGGAGCTAGTAGGAAAACAAATTAAAATATGAAAGGTAGGTGGAACTCCCGTCCACTATACTTACAGCCTACTATCTTTTTAAATCTTATAAAGGATTTTATATCTTTTTGTAGAATTATATATTCTGTAAAGGGGGAGAAAAAATGGAAAAAAGGTATCAAGTTTTTATTAGTTCAACATTTGCTGATCTTGAGGAAGAAAGAAAAGAAGTTATGGAAGCTATAATAAATTTGAATTGTTTCCCAGCTGGCATGGAGATGTTTCCGGCAGCTGACATTGAGCAGTTTGAATATATAAAAACTATAATAGATCAAAGTGATTATTATGTATTAGTGATTGCAGGGAGATATGGATCAGTCGCAGAAGATGGTAAAAGTTATACTGAAAAAGAATATGAATATGCTAGGGAAAAGGGAATACCAGTTCTAGTATTTGTAAAGAAAGATATTGAAAATATACCTGCTTCTCAAACGGATAATAATCTAAAGTTGAAAGAAAAATTACTTGAATTTAGAGAAAATGCTATGAAAAATAGGCTTGCTAAGTTCTGGAATGAGAAAATGCAATTAAAATATGAGGTTTATGATAGTTTATCTAAGTGTATTAAGATGATGCCTAGAGAAGGGTGGATAAAAGGAGATACTCCAACTAATAGTGAAACAATAATTCAATTAGATAAGTTAAGAAAAGATAAAATAGAGTTAGAAGATAAGATTAAATATTTAAGTTCTCAGTTAGAAGAAAAAAATGAAATTAAAGATATTGCACAGGGAGATGATAAGATAGCAATAAATTATATATATGATTGTTATGATCATGGTGAAGAAAATGAAAAAGGGCAAGTAAGTATTACATGGAATCAATTGTTTATGATGATAGCACCTGAATTTGAATTGTCTAAAACCATAAATGCTGCAATGAATATTATAGAGGATTCAATAAATAGATTAGCAGATAGAATATATGATTCCATAGAAATTAATAAGGATGATTTTAATGTTATTAAATATCAATTTGATGCATTGGATTTAATAAAGATAATAATTAACAAAAGTAATGAAGGCATGGTTCTTACAGATAGAGGTAGAAGTACATTAAGAAATATGATAATAAAGAAAAAAGAACTTGGATAATGAGTTCTTTTTTTCTTTCTATGTAAAAGGAGGTAGCATTAATGGCTAAGCTAACAGATAAACAAATTATATTTGCAAATGAGTACCTAGTAGACTTTAATGCTACTAAAGAAAGATAAATTCTCAATATCCTTATATATTGAAAGACACTTGTAGAAATATAGGTGTTTTTTATTGTATAATTATGTAAAGAAGGGGAGGGATATAAATGAGTATTGTACAAGAGTTGCAAAGACAAGCAGTAGACAATAAAGATATTGATAATCTTTTAAGAAAAGCTTATATTGTAGCGAATAAGTTAAAGTTAAAAGACTTTGAAAAATGGATTTTTAGTGAATTGAATGGGTATAAAGATATTAATGAAATTCCTGAATATAGAAAATTAACTGGCGAGTTGAAAGCTAAAAATTTATATAGAGGAGAACTTATTCCGGTAGTCATTGATAATCAAATTATTTATAATAAAATAGTAACAAGGAAATTAACACAAAGCATTTTAGAGTTAGAGGAATTGCTAAAAAGCAATGGTGATGTATATTGTGCTTTGAGTATGGAAGAAAATAAAATTTTATCTAATATGAGTGGAGATTACACTGAATTTATAATTTGTATAAATAAAATATATATTATACAAATTGTAAATGAAGTGAAAAATAGAATATTATCATGGTCATTAGAACTAGAAAGTAAAGGAATCTTGGGGAAAGATATTTCTTTCTCAGAAGAGGAAAAAAGAATAGCGTCTGAAAGCTTAGTAATTAATAATAACATAACAACATCAGGGAATATTGCTATACAGCAAAATTCTAATAATTCATCACAGGTTCAAGACAACTCAAACAAGAATTTAGATAATAGGATTTTTAATGAATTAAAGGATATTGCAAATAATATTAAGAACGAGGATAAGGATGAAATTTTAAAAGCTATTAATGAACTAGAAGAAAGTCAAAATAGTGATTTATATAAAGATAAATATAACAAATTTATACAAAGTGCTGCAAATTATATGACTATTTTTGCACCTTTAATACCTATGCTAACTCAGATGTTAGTATAATAGAATTAATATTTTAAGAACTCTAGAAATAGGGTTCTTTTTATTTATATAGAAAGGATGTGAGTTCATGGCAAAGTCAAAATGGGAAACTCATGTAAAAGATAAATTAATATTAGTTGAAGCCTGGGCAAGAAATGGGCTCACTGATGAACAAATATCAAAGAATTTAGGTATAAGCAAAGATACCTTTTATAAGTATAAGAAAGAGCATACAGACTTTTCTGACTCCTTAAAAAGGGGGAAAGAAGTAATTGATATAGAAGTAGAAAATGCTTTATTAAAAAGAGCATTAGGTTATAAATATAATGAAATAACAAAGGAACTATTTAAAGATAAAGAAACAGGAGAAGAAGAATTAAAGGTAACTAAGGTAGTTACTAAAGAAGTACAACCAGATACAACAGCTCAAATATTCTGGTTAAAGAATAGAAAGCCAGAAGATTGGAGAGATAAAAAGGATATAGAGCATAGTGGGAATGTAAATAACCCATATGAAGGATTAACAAAGGAAGAGTTATTAAAAATAGCTAGTGAAGATGATGGATAGAAAGTTAATAAAATTAGGTGCTAAATGTGAACTTGCAAGACGTGAGTTCTTTTTTTATTGTAATTTAATGGCACCAGATTTTTATAAGAAGAATAGAAAATATCTAATTGAGTTGTGTAATGAATTCCAAGAGTTCTATGAGAGTGATGATGAAGTATTAATTATAAATGAACCTCCTAGACATGGTAAATCAAGAACAGCATCATTATTTGTTGAATGGGTACTAGGTAAAAATAAAAATGAAAAGATAATGACAGGATCATATAACGAAACATTATCTACTATGTTTTCTAAGAATGTTAGAAATGCAATACAAGAAGAAAAAGCAGATAAATACAAGCCTGTATTTAGTGATGTATTTCCTAATGTGAGAATAAAACAAGGTGATGGAGCTATGAATCTATGGAGTTTAGAAGGTGGATATAATAACTATCTTGCTACTTCTCCTACTGGAACAGCTACAGGGTTTGGAGCATCACTATTAATTATAGATGACTTAATTAAAAATGCAGAAGAAGCCTATAATGAAAGTGTTAAAGAAAAACATTGGGATTGGTTTACTAATACAATGCTTTCAAGACTTGAAGAAGGTGGAAAGATAATAATTATAATGACTAGATGGGCCAGTGATGATTTAGCTGGAAAGGCATTAGAGCATTATAAAGAACAAGGAGCAAAGGTAAGACATATAAGCATGAAGGCATTACAAGATGATGGAACAATGCTTTGTGAAGAAGTGTTAAGTAGAAAGTCTTATGAAGCTAAAAGAAAAGCCATGGGGGAAGATATAGCATCAGCTAACTATCAACAAGAACCTATAGACTTAAAAGGATGTTTATATAAAACTCTTAAGACATACACAGAGGTACCAAAAGATGAAAAGGGTAATTGTTTATTCACATCTATTAAGGCTTATTGCGATACAGCAGATACTGGGGAAGATTACTTATGTAACATAATTTATGGTGAATATAATAAAGAAGCTTATGTATTAGATGTTTACTATACTAAAGAATCTATGGAAGTAACTGAAAAGGAAACGGCTAAAAGATACTTAGAACATCAGGTAAATAGAGCATTAATAGAAAGTAATAATGGTGGTAGAGGATTTGCAAGAAGTGTAGAAAGAATACTTAAGGAAGTATTTAATAGCAATAAAACTAAGATAGATTGGTTCCATCAGGGTGAAAATAAAGTAGCTAGAATATTATCAAATAGTACTTGGGTAATGGAACATATTTATTATCCGGCTAATTGGAGAGATAAATGGCCAGAGTATTATAAGGCTATGGTTAAGTATCAAAGAGAAGGTAAAAATAAGCATGATGATGCACCAGATGCAACTACAGGTATAGCAGAACAATTTAATAATAAGAAAAAGGTTAGGATAGGAAGTAAATCTAAATTAGGATTAAGATAATTTCGTTAAATTTTGTTTTCACGAACTAACTTCAAACCACCCATTTAAGCCATTATTTAAATATAAAAATAACAAAATGTGTTTAATAAAACTAAACATTTTTAATATAAATAGCTATTTCGTAGTTCTAATAGCGAAATAATGAAGAAAGGTGATAAAATGCCAATAATTAAGGATAGAGATTTACTAAATGAAGATGGAAGTATTCCTATAAAGTTATTAGTTAAATGTATTGATGAACATAAAGCTATAGTAAGGAATAAGTATGAGAAGCTTAATAAATATTATGATGGAGAGCATAAGATATTAAATAGAACATTATCAAGTACATCTTTACCTAATAATAAGGTAGTTGCTAACCATGCAGAGTATATAACAGATATGGCAACAGGATATGTATTTGGTACTCCAGTAAGCTATGGAGGTAAGGGAGCAGAAGAATTAAATAAGATATTTATAGAAATAGATGAAGATAGTCATAACAATGAGTTAGCTTTAGATTTATCTATATTTGGTGTAGGGTATGAATTAATCTATATGAATAACGAAGAAGTTCCTTACCCAGAACTAGCAGTAGTAAGTCCTTTAAATAGCTTTATTGTGGTTGATAGCACAGTTAAACATAAGCCTATGTTTGGAGTGACTCATTATCCTAAGTATGATATTGATAATTCATTAAAAGGATACGATGTTAATGTCTATACAGATAAGGATATAACACATTATTTCTTTACAGACTTAACTAGTGAATCACCAACTATTGATGATCCAGAAGAACATTATTTTAAAGGTGTCCCATTAATTGAGTATAAAAATAATAAGAAGTTCAAAGGTGATTTTGAAGGAGTAATAACTTTAATAGATGTTTATAACTTATTGCAAAGTGATAGAGTAAATGATAAAGAACAAATGGTAGATGCTTTACTTGCTGTTATAGGTGCTTCATTAGGTGATGATGGAGAAGAGAAGATAGAAACAGCTAAACTATTAAAGGAATTAAAGATTATTGAACTAGACCAAGGTGGAGATGCTAAATGGTTAGTTAAAAGCCTTAATGAAACTGAAATAGAAGTATTAAAGAACTCATTAAAAGATGATATACACGAATTTAGTAAAGTTCCTTGTCTTACTGATGAAAACTTTGTTGGTAACGCTAGTGGTGTGGCTATGAAGTACAAGCTGTTAGGTTTTGAACAGTTAGGAAAGACGAAAGAAAGATACTTCAAGCAAGGTTTAAGGCAGAGATTAAGGTTAATGTCTAATATAGAAAATATAAGAGCAAAGAATATAAATCCAAGTGACATAGATATTACTATGAAGAGATCACTTCCAGTTGATGATGAACTAGCAGCTAAAATAGCACAAGAAACAGAAGGATTTATAAGCTGGGAAACTAGACTTAAGAGATTTGATGAAGAAATAGACATTGATGAAGAAAGAAAAAGACTAGATAAAGAAAATAAAAAGAAAATAGATGAACAAAAAAAGATGTTTGGTTCATATGATTTTAGAAATATAGAAAAGGAAGGTGAAGAAGAATGATAATAATAGCTTGGATAGTATTAATATTAAATGCTTTAATAGTTTTAATAACATTTCCTGGAGTATTTACGGATAAAAGCACATCTGGTAGGGTAGCTAACTTTATATCTTGTATAGGTGGGATATTATCTTTAATTCTTTCTATTTATATTATTAGGTTATAAGATGAAGAGTAATACTTATTGGAAGAATAGAGCTAATGAGAGAATGGCAGAATATCACAGGAATAGTGATACTACAATAAATAAAATTAATGCTGCTTACGATAAAGCTATAAAAGATATTAATGGGGATATAAATAATATATTCTTTAAATACATGAAAGATAGTAATCTTAGTGTTAGTGAAGTTAGGCAATTATTAAACTCTAAAATACCTAAGGAAGAGTTAAATGATATAAGAGTTAAGATACATGGAATACAAGATGAAGAATTAAAAAGATATATGATGGCTCAACTTAACGCAGAAGCCTATAAGGCTAGAATAACTAGATTAGAAGCTTTAAAAGAGAGCATATATATTAATACTAAGTTAGCAGCAGATGTTGAAATAAAACAAAGTACAAGACTATATACAGATAATATAAAGAAAGCCTATTATACTAACCTATTTGATATTCAAAAAGGATTAGGGATAGGCTTTAATGTTGCAGAAATGCCACTAGAAACTGTACAAGAGATACTTAAGAATAATTGGAGTGCTAAACATTATTCAAAGCGTATATGGCATAATACAGATGTATTAGCAGAGAAGTTAGAAGAAGTAATAATAAGTGGATTAATGAGTGGTAAAAGTTCAAGAAGAATGGCTATGGGGTTAGAGGAATTAACTAACTATGGTAAGTTTGCATCTGAAAGAATTATAAGAACTGAAACAACTTATATATCTAATGCAGCAGGAATAGAATCTTATAAGGAATGTGGAATAGATAAATATGTTTTTATTGCTACATTAGATTTAAGGACAAGTAGCCAGTGCAGAGAACATGACAAGAAGATATTCAATGTAAAAGATGCAGAAGCTGGAGTAAACCTTCCTCCGTTACATCCACATTGCAGAAGTACAACAAGGGCTTATTTAGGAGAAAGTACTTTAAAGGATATTAAAAGAAGGGCAAGAGATCCAGAGACAGGAAAGTCTTACTTAGTACCAGGAGATATGAGTTACAAACAATGGTATGATAAGTTTGTAGTTGATAAGTATGGAAAAGATAAAACAGAAGTATTTGAAAAGATGGTTAAGAATAAAGCAGCTGATAGAAAGCAACTTAATGAATTTAAGGAAGTTTTAGGAAAAGAATCACCAAAGACATTGAAAGACTTTCAAGAGTTGAAGTATAATAATAGTAATGAATGGAAGCTAACAAAATATAATTATAAATTAAGAAAAGAAGTAATTTATAATCCTAATGTTGTTTTAAATAATGCTAATAAATTTGAAGTTAATGAGAATAAATATTTAAAGTATATTTTTGATGGAGAAAACAAAGATGGATTAGCTAAAGGAAGAGCAATAGAAAGTAGATTAGGATATAATATAGATAATTACAAAGAATTTGATAAATTAATTAAAAGCAATATAGGTAAATATCCAGCAAGACATAAAGCTAGTACACCACATGGGGAAAAATATGAAGTTAATATGGTTGTAAAAGGACTTAAAGGGAAGCAAGCTAAAATATTAGTAGGTGTTATGTATGATGGAAATCCAAAGCTAACTACATTGTATATAGATAAGTTAAAGGAGAGTGATTTAAAGTATGAGTAAGCTTGAAGTTTCAGAGTGCGATATTGTTAGATTAAAAGATGGTAGAGAAGGAACAGTTTTAGGAATATGGAAAGATGGAGAAGCTTATGAAATAGAGTTGAATCCTCCGGAAGTAGAGACTATAGAAAAAGAGAAAATAGAAAAAATTATTTACAAAGCCTAAAAAGCACTTACTAAATTAAAGAGTAGGTGCTTTTATTATGCTTAAAATTAAGGAGGGAACATAAACGATGAATGAAAAACAATTTATAGAATGGTGTAAACAGGAAGTTTGTAACTATACCAACAAACATTTAGATAAGACAGATAAGAAGAAAATTACTACAGATGATGTATTTATGGTATGGAGTTGCAAAATACTTCAAAATACTTCAAAATAATAAAGCATTGCTTAGTACAACTCTATTTGATGGAATGTATTATGAGTGCACATACAATGGTGATAAAAAGGAAATGTATGTAGATGCTTATAAGAAATGGGAAAACTATAAGATCAAAAATGGAGAAACAATAGAACGTGATGTTTTACTAAAAGGTGGATTACAATCTGCAACGTAAAGTCTTAGGAAACTAAGGCTTTTTATTATGCCTTTTATTACTTACTGTAAGGCGTTAAAGAACAGGTTAGTAAATAATATTTGAATCTAATGGGCATTGAACATTAGGGGCAAGGAGGAAGAAATGAAAAGAAAATTAATAATGAATCTGCAATTATTCAGTTTAGGTGGAATATCTAGGCCTTTACTAGAAGCAGATAGTGGAGTAGGTAATGGAGGTTCTGGAACTGGGGCAGAAGGTGGCAATGGTGAAGGAACTGGAGAAGGAACCCAAGGAAACGAAGGTGGAGAAAAATCTTTTGATGATGTATTAAAAGATAAAAAGTATCAATCTGAATTTGATAAAAGAGTTGCCAAGGCTCTTGAAACTGCTAAGTCAAAGTGGGAGACAGATTACCAAGCTAAAATCCAAGAAGCTAAGACAGAAGCTGAAAAGTTAGCAAAGATGAACGCTGACCAAAAGGCAGAGTATGAAGCAAAAAAGAAGTTAGATGATCTAGCAAAAAGGGAAAAGGATATTACTACTAGAGAATTAAGAGCAACAGCTTATGAAACTCTAGCAGAAAAGAATCTGCCAAAGGAATTAGTAGATATTCTTAACTATTCAGATGCTGAACAATGCAATAAAAGTATTGAAGCAGTAGAAAAAGCTTTCCAATCTGCAGTAGAGAAAGCTGTAAATGATAAGTTAAGAGGTGGAAATCCTCCTAAGGGTGGACAAGGAAGTAAAACAGATTATAGCAAAATGAGTGATGCTGAATATTATGCAGCTACTTATAAAAATAAAAAATAGAAAGAAGGAATATTAAATGGCAAATGAATTTATTACAGTAAAGGAAATAGCAAGACAAATACTACCAAGATTAATTGAAAACTTAGTTTTTCCTAACTTAATCCATAAGGATTTTAGTGACGAATATGTAACTGGTAAAGGTGCTACTATTCAAGTAAAGAAGCCAGTTATTTTAACTGCTAAAGATTTTAATGAATCAGAAGGAACTTCTACACAAGATGTTAAAGAAGAATCAGTAGATGTGACATTAGATAAGCTTGCAACAGTTGATGTTGAGTTTGGAGCAATTCAAAGAGCAACTAATGTTGATGATTTAAATAGATTATTCTTAGAGCCAGCAGCAGTTGCTTTAGCAGAAAAGATTAATAGTGATGGATTATTCTTATACAAAGATATACCTTATGCAGTAGGAACTGCAGGAACAACTCCAAGTAAGCTTACTGATTTAGCTAATGTTAGAAAGATGTTAAATACAAATAAAGTTCCAGTTGCAGGTCGTGTTGCTGTGTGGGATCCAGAAGCAGATGCTAATTTTACAACTATAGATGCAATTGTTAATGCTGAAAAGAGTGGTTCAACTGCTGCATTAAGAGAAGGTTCTATAGGTCGTGTATTTGGATTAGATAACTACATGGCACAAGGTGTTAAGCAACATACTACAGGAATCACTAAAGCTACTGATGTTAAGGTAAATGGTAAAGTCACTGCAGGAGCAACAAGCATTGCTATAGATGGAACTGCTTTAACAGGTAAGCTTGTAAAAGGTGATATATTAACAATTAAAAAGAATAATTATGTAGTTGTAGAGGATACTGCAGATGCATCAACAAATGCAATTGCTTCAGTTAAAGTATATCCAGCTTTACCAGAAATCGCAGATGATACAGTAGTAACATTAGTTTCTGGACACACTGCTAATTTAGCATTTAATCCAATGGCATTTGCTTTTGTTACTAGACCATTAATTGCACCAGCAGGAGTTGAATCTTATGTTACATCTTACAATGGAATTACTTTAAGAGTAGTAAGAGGGTATGACATGAAGTATAAGAAAGAAATGCTTTCTATGGATGTGCTTTATGGATATAAGACAATGTATCCAGAGTTAGCAACAAGAGTATTAGGATAATAGAGGGTATTAACCCTCTTTTCTTTTGGGGGTGTTTTAAATGACACAATTAGAAAAATTAAAAATAAGGCTAGAGATAAAAGATACAAACCAAGATGAACTATTAAATATGATTTTAGAAGATGCAGAAAGTGAAATATTAGATTTCTGTAATAGAGATATACTTCCAATAAAGGCTGAATCTCTACAAAGAGAACTGGCCATTATTTACTACAATAGGCTAGGGAGTGAAGGAGAAACTTCTAGAAGTGAAGGAGGAGTATCTGTTTCTTATTCTACAGAGATACCAGAAAGTATTAAAAATAGGCTAATAGCTTTTAGAAGGCTTAAGTTAGTAGGTGTTGCTAATGCGAATAAAGAATAAAAAGACTTACTATCTTAAGAGGAAAACAGTAATTGAAGATAATGAAGGTGGTAAATATCCAGGATATTCAGAATCTATAGAAATACAAGCAAATATATATCCTGCTAGTGGGAAATTGCAAGCTGAAATATATGGAGAAAAGCTTAATTACATCTTAAATATGCTATATGATGGATCAAAAACATTAAAAGAAGGTGATGGAATATGTGTATATGTTTCTAAAGAAAGTGAACCAGATTATAAGGTCATTAGTATAAAAAGATATAGTCATATGTTTATTGAACTGGAGAAGATACAAAAATGAGTAATAGTATTGTTGGTTTAGATAGCCTTCTTAAAAAATTAAATAGTTTAGGCGGAAATGTTGAAGAAACATTATATGATAGCATAGCAAAGCAAACTAAACTTGTACAAGGTGAATCTAAAGAGTTATGTGCTGTAGATACAGGAGATTTAAGAGAAAGTATTAAAGATAATACTAGAAAGTATAAAAATAAGATTGTAGGTTCAGTTTCGACCAATATGGAACATGCTCCATATGTAGAATTTGGAACTGGTAAAGTTGGAGAAAGAACTAATACCAATACTAATGTAAATGTTAGTTATAAGCAGGATAAATGGAAGGTTAATATTCCAGATGTAGGGGTAAGATGGATTGAAGGACAACCGGCTCAACCTTTTTTATATCCTGCATTGAAAAATAATGAAGATAAGATATTAAAAAATATAAAAGAAGATGTTAAACAAGCTATAAGAGAGGTGGCTAAAAAGTGATTAATGTTAAGGATCAAGTTTATAAGGCTATCAAAGATATCTGTACTAATGTAAGCGATAGTTATCCTTCTGAATGGGCGAATTTACCTGCTATACAGTATGTAGAAGAAGATAATAAAGTTTATGAGTTTACAGATGGCAAAGAGGATAAGTCTTATATAAGATATAAAATTGATATTTGGCACAATAGGAGTACTTCTGAATATGCTCTTGAAGTAGATAAAAGAGTATCTGCTTTAGGATTAAGGAGAACCTTATGTCAAGATGTAGCTGACCCTAGTGGGTTAAAACATAAAGTAATGAGATATGAAGGGATTATAGATAATAATACCCAATTAGTTTACCAGTAAAGGAGGAATATAGATGTTAGCTAATGGAATTAAGTTAGGATACAAGAAAAAGGGTTCTGAACCAGCTACTTATACAGATTTGCCAGGATTAAAAGAAGTTCCAGAAATGGGAGACGAACCAGAGAAGGTTGATAATACTTGTTTAAGTGATAAGGTAAAGCAATATGAATATGGTATAGGAGATCCAGGAGATTTAGAATATAAGTTTAAGTATGAAAATTCTAGTGCAACTAGTCCATATAGAGTTTTGAGAGCAGCGGCAGAGAGTAAAGAAGTATTAAGCTTTGAAGAAACATTTCCAGATGGAACAAAGTTTAATTGGGATGCACAAGTAAGTGTTAAATTAGGTGGCGGTGGAGTAAATGGAGTTATAGATTTTACTCTAAAGATGGCATTACAAAGTGACATAAGAGTTGTTGATCCAAGCTAAAAGTATTAAATCTTTTAATATGCTCCTAAATATTGTATTATAATTATATTAACAATATTTGGGGGTGTAGAGATGAAAGAGAAAAATAGAATAACTACATTGCTATTATGCTTCTTTACTGGATTTTTAGGCGGACATCATTATTATTTAGGTAATTATGCTAGAGGGATTTTTTATACTTTTACAGCTGGGGGATTTGTTTTTGGATTTATAATAGATTTCTTTTTAATCTTATTTGATGATGATTACATAAAGAAACAAGAAGAAAAAATAAAAAACAAAAAAAGTTTTAGTGAAGCTGCAAAAGAAGAAGCTAGATATAGAGATAAAATGAGACAGATAGAATTTGAAAATAAAAAATATAAAGCTTCTCAACAAGTATGTTGCCCTAAGTGTGGAAGTTCTCAATTAACTGCTAATAAAAAGGGATTTAGTTTAGGAAAAGCGGTAGCTGGTGGTGTTTTATTAGTACCTATCGCTGGAGTAGCAACAGGTATGATAGGAAAAAATAAAATAATTATTACTTGTCTAAGCTGTGGAAAGCAGTTTAAGCCAGGCAACGGAAGATAAGCACTTACTTATGTAGGTGCTTTTATTATGCAAAAAATTAGGAGGAATAAGGAATGGCAAGAAAGCAATTTGCGATATGGAATGTAGGGGATGAAGAATATAAGCTAAAGCTTAAAACATCAACCTTATGTGATCTAGAAGAGAAATTAGGAACTAGCTTAATGAATGTATTAGGTAATGGTAATATGCCTGCATTAAAGATAATGCTTACAATAACTCATTATGCTATTAAAGATTATAATGCCAATATTAAATTTAAAGATGTTCAAGATTTATTTGATAAATACATTGATGATGGGGGAAGCCAATTAGAATTTTTTACGAAAGTACTTATGGATGTTTATAAGGTAAGTGGTTTTTTTACGGAAACACAAGCGGAAATGATAGAGGAGAAGCAGGAGAAGGCGGAGGAAATGCTTCAAGGATAGAAAGTATAGCAGAGTATATAGAGGAGTTGTATCCTAAATTTTTAGATATGGGATATACTCCTTCTTTATTTTGGGATAGTTCTTTATTAGAAATATATGACTTAATGGATAGCTACAACAGAAGAAAGAAAAATGAAATGAAAGAGCTAGAGGAAAAGTTAAAGGCTGAAATATCCCTCAATTCTGTATTAGCAAGGCAAATAGGGGAATATGTAGCAAGTCTATTTAATAAAGAAGTTCAATTAACTCCATTAAATAATTTTTTTCCAAGTCTTTTTGAAGAAGATGAAGAAGAAGTTGATAATGATATGGCTTTATATAAGGCTAGGATGGAGGAGTTCGCATTTAGACATAACGAGAGATTAAAAAGAAAGGGGGAATAGCTTATGGATGGAATGACCTTGGAGAAATTACAAGTTCTTATTGAAGCACAAACTAAAGGCTTTAGGGATGAAGTCGCAAAAGTTCAAAATAAAGTTAAGAAAATGACCAATAGTGTTAATAATGAAGTTAATAAAGTTAAGAGAATATTTAAGAGTTTAGGTAGATTTGTAGCAGCTGTAGGGATAGGAAAATTCTTTGTAGATAGTACAAGGCAAGCCATGAAAGTTGAAGCAGCGATTCAACAGATAACTCGTACAATGGGTGAAAGTACAAATCAGTTCTTAAAATGGGCAAAGAATAATGCATTAGCATTTAATATGTCACAAAGTGATGCTATGAACTATGGAGCTGTATTTTCTAATTTAGTAAGTACTTTTAGTAGTGGTACTAAAGAAACATTACAATACACTACAGACTTGTTAAAAGCATCTTCAATAATTGCATCTGGTACAGGTAGAACTATGGAAGATGTAATGGAACGTATTAGATCTGGTTTACTTGGTAATACAGAAGCAATTGAGGATTTAGGAGTAAATGTTAATGTTGCTATGTTGAAAAGTACAGAAGCATTTAATAAATTTGCTAATGGCAAGTCGTGGGATCAGTTATCTTTCCAAACTCAACAGCAAATTAGACTTATGGCTATATTAGAGCAAACACAAAATAAATTTGGCGGTGAAGTATTCAATAATACTAATTCTAGCCTACAACAATTAGTAGCAGTATTAAAAGATGTGGCTTTAAATATAGGGAATGCATTCCTGCCTATACTAAATGTAGTTTTACCTATATTAACTGGATTTGCTCTTAAGTTAAGAGAAGTAACAGCATATATTGCAACATTTATGCAAACTTTATTTGGTAAAAAAGCAACTAGCACAGTAACGAAAACAATGCAATCTGCGACAAGTGCTGCAATAGGTGGTGCAAATGCTCAAAATGCTTATAATGATGCTTTAAGTGATACTGGAGATACAGCTAAGAAAACAGCTAAAGAAATGAATAGGCTACTAGGTGGATTTGATGAAATTAATTCATTGAGTAATAGTGGCTCTAGTGGTGGAGGACTTCCAACTACAGGTGGAGTAGGTGGAGCCGATATTCCTACAATAGATTTAGGGTTAAGTGAAGAACCAGATATAAGTGGAGTAAGTAAAGCAGCTGAGAAAGTTAGAGCTGTTTTTAAAAACTTAGCAGATTTTCTTGAAAGTAATAAGGTTCTTATAATTTCAATACTTGCAGGCTTAATAGCCACAATCACTTCAATATTTGCAATTAGTAAGTGGTCAGCTGTAACTGGAGTCATAAGTGGATTAGTTGGATGGTTTGTTCAATTAAAGGCAGCATTAGGTTTTTCTAGCTTGTTAAAAGTTATAAGTTATGGGTTATTTGGAATAAGTCCGATTGCATTAGGAGTTTCAGTAGCTATAGGAGCAGTTGTAGGAGCTATAGTTTACTTATGGAATACAAGCGAAGAGTTTAGAAATATTATAACAGGAATACTAAACGATATTATGGGGCTATTACAAAGGTTATGGAATGAGGTATTAAGTCCTTTATTTAGTTTTTTAGCAGATGTATTTATGACTATTTTAATGCCTATTGCTAAGTTTTTAGGAACTATATTAGTTGAAGCAGTTTTAGCAGTATTTAAGGTTGTAAAATCAATTTGGGATAATGTATTAAAACCATTAGCAGACTTCTTGATAGACATATTAGCAATTGCTTTACAAGGGGTTGTAGATGTATGGAATACCTGGAAGCCATTAATACAAGTTATATTTAAAGTAATTATGTGGCTATGGGATAATGCATTAAAGCCATTTGTAGATTTTATAGTTAAATTCATGTGTGGAGCTATTAAGGATTTTGGAATAACTGTTAAAGAAGTTTTAGATTCTGTAAAACGTATTTTTAGTGGCATTATTGATTTTATTACAGGAGTATTTACTGGAAACTGGTCTAGAGCATGGCAAGGTGTAGTTAATATCTTCGGTGGTATTATGGACGGATTAGGTGCTGTAATAAAAGCACCACTAAATGGAGTTATATGGCTAATAAACCAAGCAATCAGTGGATTGAACAAAATTAAAGTTCCTGATTGGGTACCTTCTTGGTTAGGTGGAGGACAAGGTATTAATATACCACAAATCCCTTACTTAGCACGTGGAGGTATTATAGATAGTCCGACACTTGCAATGGTAGGTGAAGCTGGTAAAGAAGCAGTAGTTCCATTAGAAAATAATAAAGGAGGCTTAAGAGAGTTAGCTAGTTTATTATTAGCAGAAATGGGTCCAAGAAATTCTAACAATAATAGCTTTGGAGATTTAATCTTACAAATAGATGGTAGTGTAATAGGTAAAGTAGCACTTAAGCAATTAAGGAAAATGCAAAGACAAGGAAACATAACATTAATACCAGTATAGGAGGGGTAGCATGATTAATATAAATGGAGTGGCTATTGCTACTCCTAAGTCTTATGAAGCAACAGTAACTGATTTAGATGGAGAAACAAATCGTAATGCAAATGGAGAACTTATAAGAGATAGAATAGCAGTTAAAAGAAAATTAAATTTAGAGTGGGGCCCATTAACCCAAGCTGAAACACAAACATTACTTAGTGCTGTAAGTAGTGTTTTTTTTACGGTTACTTTTCCAGACCCTCAATCTGGAATGATAACTAAAACAATGTATGTAGGAGATAGAACAGCTCCTGCATATTTTTATGATGAAAAAGCTAAAGAAGTTAAATGGCAAGGTCTAAAAATGAATTTTATAGAAAAGTAGGAGGAATTATTAATGAAATTAAGTAATGAAAAGTTAGTAAACAGTATAGGAGTATTAAGTAAGCTAACTAATATGGAGCTACCTATTAAGTTGAGTTATGCAATATCTAAAAATATTACTAAGATAAATAGAGAGTTAGTTGTTTACAATAAGGAAAGGCAAAAGTTAATTGAAAAGTATGGAGAGAAGGATGAAGAAAGTAAATTAAAAACTAAAGAAGATGGAACTATTAATATATTAGATATTGATAGTTTTAATAAAGATTTAAAAGAAATTTTAGACATAGAGACAGAAGTAGATATACATGTTATAGACTTAGAAAAAGTTGATGTAGATATAAACATTACTCCAGGAGAGATTATGTTAGTAGACTATATGTTTAAATAGATCCTTCTAAATTTTAAGAAAGGAGGGAGGATTATATATACAACAAGTACAGCATATAAAACAGCAATAAAAGAAGCTTCAAGGGGTTTTGAATGTAAGGTTACAATATTAGATAAAGTTTATAAAAACGATGATATTGTAGATATTATAATAGATGGTAACATACAACCTAGTGATGGATTTATGATAGGTGCTACAACTAGCCAAACATTAGATTTAACACTTATAAATAAAGGTGATATTGTATATGGTACTAGTACTATAAAAGTAGAAATAGGCTTAAAAATAGGCAATACAATAGAGTATATTCCTATAGGTTTTTACAATATAGATGATATAGAAAAAACTGACTATACAATTAAAATAACTGCTTATGATAACATGATGAAGTTTGAAAGAAATTTTACAACTAATTTAGGTGATACATTATCATTACAACAAGTAGCAAGTGAATTAACAAGAATAACAGGAGTACAATTTACAGGAACCCTTCCAGCTTATACAGTTAAAAAGTTGGAGGGGTTTTCTTGTAGAGAGGTATTAAGTTATGTAGCTTCTATTTGTGGAGGAAATGCAACTATAACGAGGGATGGTAAGTTTACTATAGTAATTCCTAAAGATAACTCCTATAGCATAGGAACATCCAATTATTTTGAGTATAAAAGAGAAGAAACTAAATATAAAATAGGGAAGATATCATGCCAAGCAGGAGAAGAAGTATTAAGTAAGGGTAGCTTAGGAGCTGACTCTATGGAGTTAGAATTTGAAAATCCTTGGGTTACTAATTCTATTTTACAAGATATTTATAATAAGCTTAATGGATTTGAATATCTAGGTTATTCTATGAAATGGCAAGGTGATCCTAGCATAGATGTAGGTGATATAGTAACTATAACTGATAAAAAGGGAGTAGTAAGAAAACATCCTATATTAAGTCAAAAGTTTACTTATACTGGTGGATTAACTTCTGAAATATCTGCAAAGGGTGAGAATAAAAATAAGAATGAGTTTTCTGGAAGTGGACCATCTGCAAAGAAAGTAGAAAGAGTTGTTATGGAACTTGCTCTCATAAATAAAGCTTTAATAGATGTAGCTTATATAGGAGATTTAACAGCAGGAAATATAAAATTTGATACAGCTTCTGGTACTATAATGGATTTACAAACACTCTTAAGTAAATTTGTTACTGGAGAAAACGGACAGTTTTTAAACCTTACATCTAGCAATGTTGTTATTGCAAATGCGGTAATAAAAGATGCTATGATAGAGAATGTTAGTTTAAATAAACTTAAGTCAGGAACTATTGATACAAATAAAATTACTTTATCTAGTGCAGATGGTGGATTAAGTATTGTAGGTCCTACTATGCAATTTAAAGATAAAAGTAATAGAGTTAGGTTACAGTTAGGACAAGATACTTCCGGAAACTTTAGTTTTATTTTGAGAGGTACAGATGGTACTACAACACTTATAGATCATACTGGAATTAAAGAAAAAGCTATTGCAGATAAATTAATTAAGTCTAATATGGTAGCAGATGGAGCTATAGGAGAGCAACAGATTAATTATAGTTCTTTAGTTACTGGGTTAAATAAAGATACTAATACACAACTAATTAAAGCTAGTAAAGTAGCAATAGACTTAACAGGACAAAGTTTAGAAGTAAGTTTTAATAGTCTTAAGAGCAATGTAGATAATATGGAGATAGGGGGAAGGAATCTACAAGGAAACGCTGACTTTAACAAACCTTTAAGTGGTACATGGAGATATGATGCACAATTTATGAGTATAAATGAAGAAATATTGTGTGATGGGTATAAGTCAGTAAAAGTATTAAGAACAAATGCAACTACAACAAGTACAAGGTATCTTTATACAGGTGGAGGAGTTATTCCAGCAAAATATGGAGAAGAATTTACAATGTCTTTTATGTACTATATTCCAGAGGATGTTGAACAAGAAATAGATGGAACTTTCCAAGCTGGGGTATGGTTCTATAAAGACGGTAATGCTGGTGCTGGAAGTACAAGAAAAAACTTAGAAAATGAGATTGTTAAAGGTAAATGGATTAAAGTTGTAGTTAGTGGAAAGGCAAAGAATGTTGACACTAAATCCGTGGCTTTTGTTATTGGATTTGATAAAAATTGTGAAGTATATATTTCTAAACCAAAGCTAGAAAGAGGAAATAAAGCAACAGATTTTACAGTAGCGCCAGAAGATACAGATGAAAAAATTGAAGCAAATACAACAGCAATAAGTATAGCACAAGGTAAGATAGAAGGATTAATAAAAGAAAGCTCTATAACTAAAGGTGATGTAACTACATTAAAAGACAACTATACAAGTATTAAAGCTACAGTAGATGGAATTAATACTACAGTAGCAAGTCATACAAGTTCTATAGGGACTTTAAATAATAATGTATCTACAATACAAAGTAGTATAACTCAACTGAATAATCAAATAACGCAGAAAGTAGAACAAACGGATATTGATACAGCAGTTATGGAAGTAGACAAAAAAATAACAGCAACTAACAATAAAGTAGCAAGTATAGAAACTAATTTAAATAGTATTACAAGCAGAGTATCTAGCACAGAAAGCACCATTTCAACTATTAATGGTAATGTATCTAGTTTAGCAACAAGAATGAATTCAGCCGAGCAAAAAATTACACCAACATCAATTACAACAACAATAAGCAGTTCTATTAATAATGGAATATCTTCAATAAGTACAACACAATTTGTAATGGATAAGAGTGGATTTACTGTCAAAAATGGTGCTATAAAAGTATTAAATAATGCTGGACAAATAATGTTACAAGGAGATGGAAATGGTAATCTAAGTTTTTCTGGAAGGTTGCAACCATACGATTATCAAATAAGATTATTTGGAAATGAATGTAAGATAGATGGTTCTGCAGGAGCTATACGTATGCAATGGAATTCTACTAATTATGTATCCGTAGAAAATGGAGCAGTAAGAATGTACAACTCTAATAGTGTAGGTGGTACAAGATATATGTCATTTGCTATAGATGAACAGGGACATGCTAATATGTGGGGAACGCAAACTAGGGTTAAGTTATTAGGAAATTCTAGTGCAAGACCAGTAGTTCAAAGTAGAAATATTTCAGATAATGCATATGGAGATTTTCATGGAGCGGATTTCTTAAATAGATCTACAATAAAAGATAAAACTAATGTGGAAATTATTGAAGACTTAGATTTTAGTAAAATATTATTAGAAAATAATATTTTTAAATACAATCTAAAAACAGATGTAGAAAATCTTTTGAAAAAATTTGGACTATATGAAGAATGTAACTTAGATGAAGTTGTAGATAGTAGCACAGATATAAGACTTGGTTTTATATTAGAAGAATTAACAGAAGATGCTAGGTTGTTATTATGTCCAGGTAATATGGAATCAATATCTATTTATAGCATGTGTTCAATCATGTGGAAGATGTGTCAGCAATATCAAAAGAGAATAGAAGTATTAGAAGAAGCTGTAAAGTTATTTAGATGCTTTCATGGTGGTGTGTATGAAGAAACTTAAATTGATATTAAAAGTAATAATATTATTTATATGCATAGGTGTTGTCATTGGAATAAGAGTAACTAATATTGATATGTCAGAATTTAGGTTATTTATAGAATATATTTATATTTGGTTAGGGTTATTAGTTATCATTATTTTTGGTCTTAGGATTTAAAAAGTAACTTGAAGCTGATTTGACGAATAAAAATAATAAAGTAATAACAATATGCAGAAATAACAGGTAAGGAATATATTTTATAAGAGAACTCAAGTAATAAATACTTAGTTCTCTTTTTATTTGTTAAAGAGAAGGTGAATTATGGATGAATTAATGCAAGCAGCAATAGGACAAGGATTAGGATATGCATTATTTGTATGTCTATTATTCTATGTTCTAAAAACAACAGGAGAAAGAGAGAAAAGATACCAGGATCTATTAGATACATTAGCGGAGAAGTTTAATGTAGTAGAGGATATTAAGGAAGATGTTAAAGAAATTAAAAATAAAATTGATAATTAGAAAGGAAGAGATTTTAAATGGAAAAGTTATTAGTTATTGTTATGGTTGCTTTAATAGCAGAAAGTGTATGGGAAACACTTAAAATGACATGGCAAGAAGGAAAAATTTCTATAGATAGAATAGGAGCTTTAGTTGTTGCTTTAATTCTTTGCATAGGGGTTAGATTAGATATATTAGCCTTACTAGGTATTAATGTAACAATTCCTTTCCTAGGAGTTATATTAACAGGAATATTAATATCTAGGGGTTCTAATTTTATACATGATTTATTAGTAAAAATAGGACAAGTAGGTAAGGAGCAGGAGTAATCTTGCTTCTTTTAATTTATAAAATTTTAATATGAAAGGAATGATATTAATGAAAATAGCAGTTAGAGGAGGACATAACTTTTTAGCAACTGGATGTAGTGCTTTAATAGATGAAACTACAGAAGATAGGAAAGTAAAAGATAGTGTTATTAAATACTTAAACCAATTAGGGCATACTGTATTAGATGTTACTCCAGGTAATATGGATAGAGATAGTGACCTAATATATGGAGTTAATAAAGCTAATAACTGGGGAGCAGATTTATTTATATCTATACATTTCAATAAAGCTTATAACAGCTACAATGGAAAGATAGGATCAGAGTGTTTAGTTTATTCTAAGTCAGATGGAATAACACTAGATGAGCAAGTTGCAGGAAGAATACAAAATGCTTTAGATGGATTAGGTTTTACAGGACCTGAAAATAAATCTAGAGGAGTCAAAGAGGATAATTCTCTATATGAATTAAGAGCAACTAAGATGGCAAGTGTAATTGTAGAAGTATGCTTTGTAGAAGCTACAGAAGATGTTGCATTATATAAAAGATTAGGTCCAGATACGATAGGTAAGGTTATAGCAGAAGCTATCAGTAATAAAGAAATAAATAATATAATCAAGGAGGAAAAGAAAGTGAAAGGTATAGTAATTTATTCAAATGATGTAGATAGAAGGGCAGCAGAGTATTTAGCAGATTATTTAAAAGTACCAACAATTAGTTCTGCAACTTCTTTCGATTATACAACAGTAGAGCAAGAAGGTATTTATGCAGTAGGTGGAAAAGAAAGCACATACACAGGGTACTTATTAGATAAGAATTTTATTGCAGGTTCAGATAGATATGAAACAGTAAAAGAAGTATTAAAAAGAATAGGAAAGTTATAGTATTAAGGCTGGTAGGAAGGAGAAATCTTACTTACTAGCCCTTTTTCTTTTGTCTAAAATTAATAGATAAAAATAGAAAAAAATACATAAAAAGTATTGCAATATTATACTATCGATAGTATAATATAATTGTAAGGAGGTGATGAAGTTGCAAAGAAAAAAGAAGAAGAAAAAAGTTAATAAGGTTAAAACACTCACACAAACAACCTTGATTATCACATTAATAACAGCTTTAATTAATCTAATAAACGCCTTGATAAGTTTAATAGAAAAACTGTTAAAGCAATAATACTAAGAGGGGAGGAAACTCCCTTCACAAAATAACTTTTTACTTCTTCTTTTATTATTATAAGTATATCATGGAGGTTTTAAAAATGGAAGAAAAGAAGTCATTTAAAATTGCAATAATCTCCTTAGTAATAAGTATAGTGGCATTAGTAATAACAATAATAGCAGCATTTATTTAGGAGGTTATCTATTAATGGAAGAAAAAAATAATCAAACGGAAGCCAATAAAAAATGGCAAGAAAAGAATAGAGAAAAAGCAAGATATTTAAGAAATAGATCTACAGCTAGAGGTTTTATAAAAAATCAAGCTACAGAAGAGGATTTAATAGAACTGGAGAATTTAATTGCAGAGAGAAGAAAGCAACTATAGGAATAAAGTGCCTAGATTAAATCTAGGTGCTTTATTTTAGTATTAATCCAATTATTAAGGAATTAAGCACACACATAAGCATTAAATATATGCTTAAATCTATTCTTATAAATTCTCTTTTACATTTTAATTTAATCACCTCACTATTTATCGGATTGTAATTCTTTTATGTTGTTTAAATCAGTAAAGTCTTTTCCCTCAGCATATTTAAGAAATCTTTCTAATTCAGTAGATCTTATTTTTAATGAACCTAATTTTAAGGCTAAGAGATTACCATTTTTAATTAGGCTATAAACATAATCGGTGTTAACTTTTAATTTACGAGCTACTTCAGAAACAGTGAAAAGGTCAGTGTCTATTTTCTTATTTAATATAATGGGTTGAGATTCAATGGTGTTAGGCTTTTTAAACGTATTATTTAAGCTGGAAGCAACATCTATAATAAAATCTTTAATTTCAGTACGTGGAATATTTATTTCTAATTTAATAAACTCTTCTTTCAT